AAATTATTTTGAAGTTTTCCTAATTGGTCGGACAATGGTAATAGTGCTCCTACTGCTTCCTCACCAAACAGCATAGTCCCTATGGACATCCGTTTACTTTTATCTACATTTTTAAAGGCTCCTAAAACTTTCTTGATAGTCCCCATAGAATCTTTTTGCATATCTCTTGCAATCTGTCCTGAGTCAAAGCCTAATGCTTCAAAGGCTTCTTTTCTGCTTTTACTAGCTGAATCTCCGCTGCTCATAGTGGAATATAGTTTTCTCAATGCGGTACTTGCAGTACCAGCATCTTTAACACCAAAATCAATAAGACTTGCACCTAAAGCTGCAGTTTGAGATACAGTTACATTAGCCATCTTTCCTAAAGGTCCCATAGCTGTTACAATATCACTTACTTGAGCCGGTGTAACTTTGATATTATCTCCTAATGTATTTATCTGATCAGCTAATCCCATGACTTCTGTTTGAGTCATTTTAAGGGAAGTTCTCCAGGTAGCAAGATTTCCTCCGGCTTTACCTGCATCGACACCAAAAGCAACGGCTACCTTTGCAGTGTCAGCGGTAAATTTAGCCAGTTCTTTTTGATCTATTCCAGCCTGACCTGCTGCTGCTGCTATCTCATATATCTCGGTATTCATTAGTGGAATATCTTTTGTTGTCTGTAATAGTTCTTTTCTAAATTTTTGTATCTCTGCAGGATCAGTGATATTCAATTGTTTTTTAACATCTGCAAATGCAGCTTCATCATCTATTGCTAATTTGACCCCTATACCTATCATAGCGGCAGGTGCAATCATTTTTTTCATTCTATTCTGTCCATTTTCTTTGTAACCTTTAAATCTGTTTTGGCTCTTTCTCATTTTTTCTTGAATGTTAAGATTTCTCTGCATCTTGTCCCCAAGTTCTTTCTCACCTTTAGAGAGCATCCAGACTCTTGATTTAGCTTTAGATAATTCATCACTATACTTTTTTGTTGATTCTTTTGATTTAGCTAAATTCTTGTTCAGTTGTTTCTGTGTTTGTAATGCTTTTTTAAATTCAATGGTTGCTGCTTTACTGGCTTTTCCTGACCCATTAACCTGGACTTTTAATTCTTCTATCTTATCTGCTAACACTTTAGATTCTTTACTATTCTTTTGAAATTCAACACGACTTTTAATGAACTGTTTTTCTAATTTAGAACTTTCTTGTCTAGCTTTATCTAGTGCTTTACTCTTGGTTTTCATCTGTTTCATTTCAAAGCCTAGTTTTTCCAGTTCCTTAGAAGCTTTAGAAAAACTTTGTTTTACAGATGGATTAAGGGCTCCACCTATTTTAATAATAAAATCTCTATTCATCAGGTATCGCCTCCATCCATTTAACTAAATCTCTCAGTGTTAAATTACTAAAAAAATCTATCCCTGTTTTAGTAACTTGTCCCATCTTTATCATCATAGTCCTTAGCTTTAAAAGCTTTTCACTGCTGTTTAAATCTAAGTGAGTAAGAAACCCTTAACCACTTCCACTAAGACATCAAAATCAGAATGTTTCAATTCTAAAATTGCTTCATATGGAAGATCTGCTGCAGCTGCTCCTACTGCAGCTTGATATGCCTGTCCAAATTTAATCTCTGAACTTGGACTGTAGTATCTTCCTTGAGAGACTACTTCTGCTTCACACAATTTTGCTCCATTCAATGAATTAAAATCCATCTTAACTTCTTTAATTTCCACATCATTGAATTTAACAGGATGCTTTAAATTAATAGTAGTGACCCCTCCTACTACAGTTACATATTTTTTTTTCTTTTTTTCTTCTTTAAGTTTAGTTTCTTTATTTTCTTTCATCCATCCTCCTTTTTTTTAAGTTGACTTTTAGTTAGTTTTAAGTTTATAGTGTAGTTGTACTAATATCACCACCCAGTGAATATTAATACAGTAATATCTCAAAGAGTTCTTGTTGACTATACAAGAGCTCTTTGTTTTATAACAAAGTTTTACTAGTTAAATAACCTGACCTTTTTATCTAAAATAATTGTCCATTTTTATTGACTTTTTGTGTTTCTTAGAGTAATAAATGTATTGTATTAATTTCATTTACTCGATATTGATACCACATTCTTAGTAAGAAGCTCTCGTCGACTTTACGAAAGCTTCTTACTTTTTTTATAGGAAATCATCATCTTCTAGATAATTAATCCCATCTACTACAAACTTATTGTTTAATTTATCAATGTGAAGTACTTCAATCTCATCGATAAATATTCTTATACTGATTACTTCAAATTCTGCCTCAGTGTCCATGGCTTTAGCCGTTTCTGCTTTTCCTAAGTTTTTATTCTTAGGCGTTACCTTAGCCATTATTCTAATCTTTCTATTTCTCGTCTTTCCAATGGGGCTTCCTGGATCAACCATTTGTAAATTACCTCTAAATGCTAGTTGATGCATGATAGGCGCAAGAAGTGTTGTAAATTGACTATTTACTGCTCTTTTCTTTATCTTCATACCCATAGATTTAGTTAACCCGGCTATTGGTACTTCTATCTCTCCTGCTATTCCTGAACCTGTAACTGTATCGGTCATAAATTGGATATTAGGGAGTTCTACGTCTACTGTTCCTACTTCTTTTAATGCATTCATGTATAAACTAAATCCCTGTAGGGATACTGGAAATCCATTCATTAGTTACCACCTCCAAATAGATTTTTTAGATAATCTGTATCGTATTCTAGATCTGATTCTATCTTTTCAGCTACTCCTACTGGAGTCATATATCTTTTAAATTTGTATTTCCCATCTATTAATTTAGTAGTAGGATTATCTTGTTTATTAAACTCTATCCTTCCACCTAAGATAGCTCCTGTAGTTACTAACCCATTGTAGTAGTCGTTATAACTATCTACGATCTTATCCATGAGCTTGTTGTTAGCTGGCTTATCTACATCTAACCAATAAGTTAAAGTAAAGTTGTTGTTATCCCAGATAAACATTCTCTTACACGAAATAGTATTATCTTTAATATCTCTATTAGATGGATAACACCCGGTTCTATTCCCCCATAATCTCCAACCATTATTAAAGTTGATAGAAGTAGCTATTCCATTATCATTGAGATAGTCAGCTTGGGTTAATAGAAGATCTACCTCTGTTTTATCCTTCAGACATATCCCTGTAATATTAAGCGGTTTATTAGATGGTGATTCATATGGAATATCTCCATTTTTCCCATCGACTAAATACATAGAAGCTGCTACTAAAGTAGAAATATGATAAAGAGTTTTATCTATTAATGCCATTGGCCAAAAGTTATATAGGTTCTCGTGGATATAACTATTATCGTTTTTCCATGCAGGAACCTTGTTATACTTATCTATGGTAGTTGTGTCTATATCCGCCAAAGCTATCCCGGTAAAGACCTCATTGATATTTTTCATAGCAGATACCAGGGATGTCATTACCTGACTCTTATCAGTCCATCCAGGAGCTAATCCTATGTTAGGGACTTTATTAAATTTAGGGAATACCTGATTAATTAAAGCTATTCCTTCGGTCTTAAGAGTAGATGTATCAATCCCTCCTATAATATCTGCTTCAACTACTAAACTAGGTTTCAGTTTGTCATAACTTACTTTCCCTGTGGTGAGTGTTTCTGCTAATGTAGTATCAGTGATTATGATACTTACAGATCCATCTTCATTAAATACCGATGTATATTTTTCTTTAGGAACTGGTGTATCATCTGATTGCTTTAAAGATAAACTAGATAATAGGATTCCAATATCCGTTACTACACCTTTTTTCTTAGTAAATGTTATAGCTGTATCAGCTACGGCTTCATTGTGGGTAGTAGGATCTAAAACATTTATCAGAACTACGGGTCCTACTTTAAATAGCCTAAAGAATACACTTATCGCCTCACAGAGGGTATAACTCGCCCAGTCATCTGAATATCCAAAAGCTTCTATAGCTTCTCTTTCTGAATAGCAGAGTACAGGGGTATTTATCTTAGGGCTAATTGCTCTGTTTACCGGAGCGGTTCCTATAATTACCGCGCAGTTTCCACTTTCTATAACACTAGCTATCGAGGTTGAGGATTCACTTGTTTTTATTCCATGATTTATCGTCATTATTTCATTACCTCCTCTAATGCTTTATTAAAAAGGATATTTGTTATTGTTCCTGGTTTATCTATTTCATTTAAAGATTCCACATATTTATCTTCAGACACAAATAGAGGACTTATGGATGGATATTTTTCTTTTAATTTTTTTACTTCTTCAGGTAGATCTCCTCTGAAGATAGCTCCTTTATCTAAAATCCCTCTTTGAACACATGGTCCTATGTAAAATGTACTTTCTTTTTTCTTT